TTTTCCTTCATACCTTTTCAATCTTTTATCCATTATAGAACCTAGTTCTAATTTAGCCTTTAGACGATCTCTTTCCTCTTTGGGTAAATCCATATTTTTAATTTGTCCCTTTAAATCATCTAAATCGTCTTGTGGTCCTCGGTCCTTACTATATTTTTTTTCTTTTTTAGTAGCCATTATTTTTTCTTGTTGATTGCTTTGTTATCTAATTTTGTTACCGGTTCCATCATCTTTTTAGATGACTTACCTTTTTTTGTAACTTTCCCACCTTTAGAAAACCTAACCTCTGATCTTATTCCGTAATCGTTTCTCATTTTTTATCTCCGTTTGTTTTAATTATCTCTGTCGCTTTAATTCCGTAAATAGATGCAACCACCGAAATCCAAAGTCCAGTTATCCACCAAGGCATACCTTGTAATTTCTCAAAATACAAGTCTAATTTTTGACTGATCTTTTCATCTTCTGCAAATACAGAGTACGCCAATAAAAACAGAGGGCTTGAAAGCACCAATAAAACAAATTCGTCTTTCCAGTCCCCTTTTTGAGACTCTAATGCTTTACCTGAATATTCAATTTCACCGCTAGCCATCTTCTCAGCATGCAACAATGCAGCATCCGACATAGCCTTCTTAGTTTTTTGTTTATTTTCGTAAATGGAACCAGCAGTCTTTGCTGCCATCCCTAGCAGACTCAACCACATACTAGTACCAGGTAGCTTTTACTGGTTTCTTATCCGCTCGCATACGTTTAGTACCCTTAACAACCACAGTTTGTGACTCCTGGTCGTTAGTGGCTTCGATAGTAACACCACCTGTTTGGTAACCATCTTTACCTACCCCTAAACATTTTTCAATTTTAGGTGCATCTACGTATCCTGAACCTCTTTGCCAATCTTTGCTCATATTTTCTCCTAAGTTAATTTATTATATCTATCTTTTGTTAAAATTTCTACCAAAATCGTGAATTTTATTAGAATTCGTCATTTGTTGCTTTGCTAAGGACACCCCAGCACGTAAAGAGGCCAATTCTTCGTTCTGTTCTTGTTTATCTTCGAACTGTGATTGATTCATCATAGCTTTCATCTTATCCAAGTTGAGTCTTTCCTGACCTTCTTCTTCTCTCCTAGTGTTTTCTTCTGCCCTAAGATCTAATTCTCTTGCTTTTAACTTTAATAATGGATCTCCACCAAATTCCCCACTAACTTTTTGTTCTTCTTCTGCATAATCTATAGTTAATTCTGCAATAAGTATTGCTTTTCTAGATTCAATTGCATTCGTAATTTGTTGTAGACGTTGTTGTGCTTGCATCATTTGTGGGTTCTGCATCATTCCAGCCGCCGCCGCAGGATTTGCAGTGCCCGCTTGTTGCATCTGTTGACTAATCATTTGTGCTTCTTTTAATTCCTCTACAAACTCTAATTGAACTTGTTCTTGAGACATTAAAGAAATGTGCTCTAATATATTTTTTTGTAGGCTAGACATAATTGGTGGATTATTTTGTACCATGTTTAAACTCATAAAACTTAAATGTGCGTCAATGTGAGCTTTGTGATCTTGCCCTGGAAATGCTTGGAATGGTTTTACACTCATAGCTAAAATATGTTCTAATGCAGGATCCATAGGCATGGGTTGTTCTGGAGGTGGTAAAATAGCATTAATGTTTTTTACCCCAATAGCTTCATACATACTTCGGTAGGCTTGATATAAATTATGAATTTGTGGATTAGATTGCGCTAACTGTAATTGAGTTTGCGCCATAGAAATTCTTTGTGTTTGAGAAAAGATGTTAGGATCTGCTACGGGAAGTACATCAATCCTGTCATCAAAATCAGTAACCTTAATATTCTTTTGTGCGCCCGGAACATCGTATGGATATTCAGCTGGCATGTATGTTTTAAATACTTCCGCTAATAATTTAAATTCGTTTTTAAGCCCAACATATAATCGTTTATGAATAGCAGACATAACCCGCGATCCTCGCTCCAGAAGCGCTACGGTTGTACCGACGGCCGCGGTTTGGTTCATATCGCCCACTTGTGAGTCAGCGATGGACGCGAAGCGCTGAGCGGTTTGAACGCACATACCCATCAATTGTAATAAAGTTGCATCCGGTCCTTTGAAAGGAAGAGGCATAAAAGCATCTCTAAGATTTCCACCAGGTGCATCCACATCTCTAAATTCCCCTGGCTGTAAAGGTTGTGCGTCATCACGTACTCGGATACCTCTTTGTTTAAATCCAGCTGGAAGATTAGCTAAAGTTCCTGCATCTAATAATTGTCTTAGAGCAACAGTAGCAGTTCTAGATAATCCACCTATCATGTGAATTAAACCAAAACCATAAAATCCTAAACCTGGTAAAAATTTAAAGTGTACAAAATAATTAATTCTTTTTTTCAAAGGATCTTGTGCCGCGTAGTTTCTTCGAATAGATAAAATTTGATTACTGCCTTCTTCTAAAGTTACTACATAAGGTAATTTAATTCCTGTGGGCTCACCAGTCGTAGGGTCGACATCCTCATACCCTTCTAAATCTAAATTTACATGCATTTCCAAAAGAGTATACATGTCGTCTTGAGTGTTTTGTGAGATACCCTCTAATTCTAATTCTTTTTTCTTCAGAGGACTTTCCTTCATAGCGGGTTCACCAAGATCTATATCTTTGTAAAATCCTGCTACTTGTTGTTTACGTAAATCGTTTTGAGAAACTTTAACCACATGAATAACGGCTTCTGCATCATCTAAAGAATTTGCAGAGTAGGGAACTACAATATCTTCCGCTGGTATAAATTTGGAAACGGCCCTACCTAAAAGATCATCATAATAAACTTTCTTAAAAGCAGAACCGCTGAGGGGTAAATAGAATAACATCTGGTCAAACTCAGGTTCGTATTCCTTCATCTGATCCATAATTTGATAATTCATGAAATCTTTAACTCGGTTAGCTTGGTCTTGTTTCTCAGCAGTTACGTCTCCTAAAATTTGAACTCGTACTGGACCCTCTGCTGGTAATAATTCTTTGTAAGCTTGTGCTTGAAATTGGGTTACTGCTTCTGCAAGAACGGGATGGGTTACACCAGAAGCACCTCTAAAGGGTTCTGTTCTTTTCACATATTTAAATCCTAAAAGATCTAGACCTTCTCGGTAACTTTCTTCCCAGTCTCCTCTAGATTCTTTGTACTCTGTATACTGACCAAATAGTTCTGCACCTAAAGGATCTAATACACCTTCATCTAAAAATTCTGCTAAGTTAGCGCTGTGGTCTTCACCACCTTCTGGAGAGGCAGCCTTAGGGTCAAAAGAAATTTCTGCCCCACCGTCTTCACTCATTTCTATTTCAACAGGACCATCCTGTGTTTGAATTTCTTCAATCTGTTCTTGTTGATCTAGTAGTAATTCCTCTTCCCCTGGAATTTCAACAGTAGTTCTTGTATTGGGTAATGCGTCGTCTATCTGAGCCATTAGTTTATTCTATATGGTTTATTAATTGTTTCAACACCTTCTTCTACCGTAGTAGTATCAGGAGTTTCTTTTACTGTCAAACTTTCAATAAGCTCATTCATCATTTTAGGGTTTGATTTTTTAGGGGCATCTAAAGGTTCTGGGTTTTCTGCAGCCCATTGTAATAATTCTACTTGAGTAACAGGTTCATCATTTTCTGTATTAACAAAAGAACCAAGAGTTGGATTATATTTTATGTCCATTATCTTTTTCTTGAAAACAAAGTAGCCACTCCATTTTTTGTCATTGAAACAGGTCCTCCCATTGCAAATGGTACACCAATCGTACCTTCTGAGTTTTGATCCATCAATGTTGAATTTTGCAAACCAAGATTTCTGTAAAAATCATCTAATGTTCCTGCTCCAGACGCAGCTTGTTCTGCATCATATTGTTCCATGTCTGTACCACTTTGCAAAGCCATATATCTAGCAAGCGCCGCTGCTTCTTGCGGAGTAGTAATATTACTTTCAAAATTTTTTGAACCTACTGTTCCTGCCGGCATCAATTCTTGTCTACTTGCATTTTCCCAAGGGTATGTTTTTTTATAAGGTGTCTCTTGTTGTATTTTGTATGCAATCTGATCTAAAACTTGTTGTTTATATTTTGGATCAAAAGTACTTGCGGTTTGTGAGGTGGCTGCATCTCTTCCAAAACCAAAAGCATTCGAACCTAATCCACCCTGACCTTTTATGTAATTATTATATAAATCAGTAAGACCTGATTGACTAGACATAGCGTTGTTTAAAAGTCCATAAGCTTCATTCTGTGCATAGTCATTAACAGAAGTTCTTTTTTGTTCCGCAGTTCCTGCTCCTACTCGTTGCAAAGCGTTTGCATAATCTTGAGTAGTTGCTACTCCACCAGGTGCATATCCAATTCTTCCACCATCCGCTTTTCCTTCTCTAATTTTTTTCGCTAACCTAGCTAACTCCCGAAAATCCTCAGTACTTCCTCTATCTCTTCCTAGTTGTCTAAATTCTTCTGTAAGGGAAGGTCCACTATACTCAGTTTCATCTTCCTCCGGATTTGGATTTACAGGTTTTCTTTTTTTAGAAGCCATACCCATATCTTCTACTTCCCTAATAACACTACCCCTAATATCTACAGCAGGTCCTTCAGCATCTGGACTAGAATAATTTCCTTTACCCTCACGAGCTCTACGAATTGCATCTTTAATTCTTTGACCTTTTTCTTTTCCAGTTAATCTTGGTTGTTGCTCAGGAGTTGTTTCTATTGTTTCTTCTTCGGGAGATAATAAGTCTTTTGATTTTTTGTTTGTTAAGATAGATCCCATTCCGCCTATAAGGGGACTTAACGTTGATAAAATTTGTTTTGATTTTTCTGGGTTAGCTTGAATGTAATTCATAATCACATCAGTTGCTTTGGCTATTCCTAATCCAGTTAAAGTAATTCCCGCAGCTTCTGCGAAGGGAAACATAAGGGGTAGTGCTATTGGCATAAGTGTTGTTCCATTTAATAATACGTCCGTTCCATTGGTGGTAATGTGTTTTCCTTTTCATCCTCTGGATGCGTAATAAAACCACCTTGTCTAAAACGCATTACTGCTTGAGTCATAGAGTCTACTAAATCGTCATGATCCCCATAAGGAAACGATGCGCACTCTTCAATAACTTCTTCAGCAAATTTTTTATCAGGCGCCCAAATTTTCCCACTTTCAAAAATGGGAGAAACAGCGTTTACCCTAGCATGTTTGTCATTACCCCTACTAGGAGTAAAATTTATAACAGGTATCCCCATTTTACGCAACTCATAAGTTAAAGGCAACCCAGAAGCTTTAGCCTCAATAATAACCGTCTCCGGATTCCAATACCTATATTGTTCCATCGCTTTCTTTTTAAGCTCGGGAAATTCTAATCGTTCCTTAACTGCATCCAATAGCATCAAACACGCTTCGCTATCCTGATCCGGATAGAACACTCCCCACGTAGTAATAGCAGAATAATCGGCAGATTCCTTTTTAAGAAAAGCAGTATCATAACTTTGAATAACATGTTGAAGAGGAGGGATATAATCCTTTTCCCAAGTCTTCCACCACTCTCGTTTAATAAGAGACCCTTCTTCTGAAGTTGGATTTTGCATCCACTGAGCATTCCATTTACCCACCGACAGAGATGCTTTTACACCTTCTAATTCCTCTAACTTCCAATATTCTGGCCACACTGCTTTTCCACTAGGTAGAATAGCTGGGAACTCTACGATCTCCCATTGATCTGATTTTAATTCCTTTTGAGATTTGAGTAACATACCGGTTAGATCTTTCATATTCCATCTGGTCATAACTAAGACAATAGCTCCTCCGGGTTGTAACCTTTGACGAGGACCCGACGTATACCATTCGTAAGCACGTTCCATGCTTGCCATGTTCAGCGCATCTTGCTCCGAGTGTGGGTCATCAATAATAAGTAAGTCCGCTCCGCGGCCCGTGATGGCAGAGCCCACACCAGCTGCATAGTATTCCCCTCCTTGTTCTGTTTCCCATTTACCTGCTGCCTGACTGTCCTCTCTAAGTCTAGTCGAAAACACTTGTTTGTACTCTACAGAGTCCATTAAGTGTTTCGCCTTCCGACCAAAGCGGATCGCGAGTTCGGTAGTATGGGTGGATTGAATAATTTTTAAATCAGGTTTTCTGCCTACCATCCATGCAGGAAGTAGAAAGGATGCAAATTCTGATTTGGTATGCCTAGGTGGCATGTTGATAATAAGTCGTTTAACTTCTCCCCTAGCCAATCGGTTAAATTTTTCTGCAATAACTTTATGATGCTCTCCTTCTATAAACCCAGGCCAAACATGTTTAACAAAAGAAAGAAAGTCATCATGGACTTTCGCTTTGGTTTTTTTCTCGGATAATTTTATTGCATACTTTAAAAACTCCTTACGCAATTCAGGAGGTAGTTTATCTATATCTTCTTGGTTCATAAAAATTTTTGCAGAATTTTTTTAAGATTCAGTTTTGCAGATTTTTTATTTTTTTAGGGGGTGCCCCTTAAAAAACTTCTGATTTATTGATTGTAAGGCCATTTTGTTTTTTTAGCAAGTCTATGTCTAAATCAAGGGTAAAGGGTGGGCCCGGAGTCCACGAGCCGAGAATCGGGGGGTGGGGGGTGCGACACATTGCCACAGTCAAATCAGTTTGGGACTCTAAAGGTGCGACACTCCACCACATGTTACATTAATACAACACATAAAATAAATGTGGATAACTTATGGGATTATCTATTATCTTCTTTACTACTACTACTTAAATGATACGTTAAATAAGAAATGAAAAACAAAAA